AGGATATAAAAGCTGTGCGTGATAGATTGAGTCGTCATTATCCGCCCACCAATGCAAACGCTTCTTTGATCGCGACCTTCATGCGTGAGGGTTGGTTCTGCAATTCGAGCAGGATGTCGCCAAGCATCTCCGAGTTGCCGCCGCCGAGTTCGCTATTGGAAATGACTTGCCCGTTGGCTCCTGGCACAAACAATTCAGGACCCCGTTCACCAACGATGTAAGAGTTCCCGCCAATAACAGGACCGCCGGACGCGCCGCTGCCATCCTGAGGATACCCTCCAATGTCGTATTGATCGTAATCCTCGCCAGCCGGCGTGCCATATTGGTATTGCACGTGCATAATGGCACGAGCATGTTTGTCTTTTAGCGCGTAGGCTTGCAGCATGTCCAGCACGGCAAACGCTGAGATAGCATCAATGTCCACGTTGCCGGTCTTATCGTTTATCTTGTAACCGTCGATGGTCTTGATCGCATTGCCGTAAGCCTCCATTGCAGCTTTAGCGCCATTCTCAGACATAACCCCCATGTCAATCGCCATCTGCATGTAAGCCGCTAACTCTGCTTGCGTGACTCCCCCAACAGCGATGGTGGCTTGAAACATATCGAGCGTTATCTGGTTTGCCATCTTTGCCATTGACGCTTCAATGTCTTCATTTGCTTTGATGAGGTCTTTTGCCGCTTGAGAATGCTCACGTTGCCAGGGCGTCATTGCCGCTAATTTTTCGTTGTTAGCGTCAATTTCACCAAGCATGTCAGTGTAATCATAAGCCAGGCTGATCAGCCCGCCATAATACCCTTCGAGCGATGTGATGTTAGCCAGTTCGTCCGCCATCTTCGCTTGCGCTTCGGCGGCAGCAATAGACGCTTGTACAAGCGCTAACTCTTCTTCGGTCAACTCTTCTATATTTCCGGCGGTACTGGCAGCCGCTCCACCAACGTCACCGACATAGTAATAAAGTTTTCTGAGTTCTGCGTCTAATTCTTCAACTCCGCCGGTTCCGTCACCGAAGGCTACCCACATAAGACGCATGTATTCAATGAGATCAGCACCGCCAGTAGTGGTGAACTGTTCAGTTGCCCCTTTCGCTAAAAGCAATTGTTTTGTAAAGAGTACTATTTCTTCCGATGCGCCGGTGAATATTCCAGACAGAACCGGCGCGAGTGACTCTCCTATCAAATTCCTAAATCCAGTCCAAGCGTCCTGAAGCGAGTCGAGTGAATCTTTATATTCCTTCGCCTCTTGCGCCGCCCGACCCGTCACAACCAAGTTAGCATCAATGCCGGCGGTGGTATCACGTATCGCATCACCGCCAGCCAACAGGAACGGCATCATGTCAGCATAAGACTTGCCGAATATCTTGTTCGCCTCAGCAGCCCGCAAGGCAGGATCATCAATTGCCAATAATCGGTCTGATAACGCCGCAAGGTTTTCAATCGTGGGAACGAAGCCATTCTTGAGCGCCATTTCCATTGAGCGCTGCATCGTTTCCATAGGCACTCGGAAGTCGTCAGCCGCCTGCACTAACCGGCTCATCTCTTCGGTTGTGATGCCAGCCATTTGCGCGGATAAGCGCATTGCGTCAGCATAGTCAGTCCAATCGCTTACTGAATCAGCAACGAATTGACCAGCCTTGTAGATCGCCGTTGCAAGCCCCATTGTGCCAATCACTTGCTTTGCCATTTCGCCGCCGAATTGTTGCAGCGATTGTTTAGCCGAGCCAAGCCCCTTGTTCAGCCCGCTTGGGTCAACGCCGATGCTTGCGAAGAGCGATGCTATTTGTATTGCCATCAGCGACTCCTATTGTTTTTATTTCTCATGGTTGCACGCGCCTTCGCTTTGCCGTCCCTGATCTGAATCCAGTCGTTCCAATCCTTCACCGACAGCGCGTCTACCTGGTCAAGCGTCCAGCCCGTTTCCTGCACCAACTCCCAGCGCCAGAACTCGTGAGGCATGGAGTCGGACATTCCTATCATGCCCAGGTAGACGCGCCCGCTTAGTTTTTTACGTCATCGAGTTTTCGACTGTCAAAATATGACTTCCAGAAGCCGGCGCCGATTTTGTAATAGTCGATTGGATTGAGATTGACTAACTCGTCGGCAGTCATGCCAACGGTTTTGCCAACAATCGTGTCGCTGATCTCAACGTCCAATTCCTTATCGGCTAACTTGCGTAATTCGACTTGCGTAATCTTTGTCCAGTCGTACTCTATCTTCGCTCCATTCGATAGTTCGACCATCGCTAACTCCAAGCCCCGTTGCTTTGGAACGTGCAGTTTACGGTCACCACATCAGCATACGGCGTGTCATAGGTTGCGCCCATGCAGATCGCCGGATATGCCTTGCTGACCTTGCCGCTTGCAGTGCCTTCAGGCGCGACAGTCAGAGTGCCCTGGATTCCGGCAGCCAGTGCCGCGTAAAGAGCCGTGCCGCCAGCAGGGAACAAGCCGGAATAGTCGATGGTCGCGCTCTTGATGGTAGGTAGATAGGTTTTGTGAGTGTCAGCACCGGCGGTTGTTTCTGCTGTGTCGATGTTTTCCTTGATTGACACGCTGCGATAGTCGGTTGCCAGGTCGATAGTGCCAGCGCTTGATGCCCAACTAATGTATGCAGCCTTACCAGTTACGTTATTTTCAGCCATTGTTATTTATCCTCCGAATGATTAATCGAGCCGCACGCGGTAGTATGCCCCGCACGACCAGGTTGCTTTGCCTGCCTCGTCAATATCAGGCAACACGATTGACTCTTCACGTGCCAGCCAGTAATTGTTCCAGCCAGTCACGCTCAAAGTTGTTTCCAATAGTTCAGCCGCATAAGCGTCCAGCGTTGCCGCCTGCTTTGCGGTGGTAGCATAAGCGCGCACGTACACGACCGCGTTCACGCTCTCGTTTGGTGTCATGTTCTCATGTCCGCCAGCCGCGTAACTCCACACCATGTAGGGTAAGGCTTTGCCTTCCGGTGCAACGCCGTGATAGATGCAAGTCCCGCCAAGCGCGGAAACCAAAGCCGTTCCGCCGGATAATTTCGAATAAATAGCCGCGTTCAGCGCGTTGATGTGTGAGGTCATTTTTCTATTAGCCCTTCCTTGATGCGATTTTCAAGCAACTTCGCTTCCGCTTCCACCGCCGGTTTTAGAAAAGGGCGCGCAGGCATTCGAATTGATTCATCCTCGTTGTGCGTACCTAACTCCACGTAAGGCGCGTATTCGGCGTAATACTCAATATTCCAAACGCCATCACCCAAAGGAACAACGTCATTTGACCCACGCAATTCGCCTGTTACGTCTTTGTAGGCAGTTGTTTGTTTTGATATAAATAACGCGTGAACTGCACATTCTCTCGCTATCTTGTCCCTGTTGCCAGGCAACTTTGCGATAATCTCATCTAGTTTTGCCGTGTCTACTTTTACGCTTTTGCTCATATCACGCGCTCCAATTCAGCCCGCTTTACCGCCTGCCAGCTCTGCCCTTCATTGATGCTCAATATCGACCAGACGTAATCGCCACTCTTGACGCGGTTGGTCAATGAGATGGTCGTGTTGTATGGCACGCTTAGTACTGCCTTGCTGTAAGGCTGGATTGCGCCGCCGGTCATGGATTCCCTGCCCGAGCGGTAGTCAATCCGGCACTTTACGCCAGCGGTCGCAGTGCCCCACGCCTCCGCAAAGCCGCCCTCGCTGTCGGAGGTATACGCCACGCTTAGAATGTCGCACGTGTCAGGCAGCAGATCGTAGATGTCCGCCTGCATTTGTGCGAGTTCCCGTGCGGTCAAGCCAATGCTCATAGATCGTCCCTCACAATCTTGGCCGTAGTTACTCCCTCGCTTGCGCTCCGCTGTTGGTAGTAGCCTGCCATATTGAGATAGGCTTGCGCCTGTTGGCTGCGCTTGACGGAATGCCCGTCGGTCGAGAAGTCAACCAGCCCTGCCACGTGTGACGCTTTCATGCGCCAAATGTCAGCCGCCGCCGCGTCCAGATCGTATGCAAAGCCGCTCCAATAAAAGGACTTGCCGCTTTGGTCTGCAGTGAACGTAACAATGCCGCGCGTGTAATCGGCAGTCCAGCCCGTGACCGTTCCGGCGGTATCCTCAATCTTGAAGACCGCCGTGCCGCTTTCAACGTCCGTCACCCCAAGCCGGTATTGTGTGTAGACGATGGATCCTGCCGAATAGGTTGGTTGCACTTCCAAAGCCGTGTGAACGTATTCAGCCTTATGCCGGTCAAGCACGCGCTGGATTTCCTCATCGCTCCAATAGGTCACGATGGACGAGTCGCTTGTGGTAGTCCATTCGTCCGGCTCGGCGTTGGCATAACCCCTTACCGTGTCAATCAACGTTTGCATTCCTGTTCGTGCCATAAGGCCTCCTAAATAAAGTTGCCGTGCGATTGAGCATTGAACATGCGGTCAAGCGTCAAGTTTGGAATGTGCCCTCTGCACATAAGCCGGCAATGTCCGTCAACTTCCCATGCGTGTGAGCGCGCCCAAATGTCAGACCACCGCTCTTTTGAAAGATCGCCCCAGCAACTGTCTTCCATGCCGCGCCGATTGCAGCACGCGTACACTTTGCCGTCCGGCGTAATGACGGTCTGCACCTGCGCCCAATAACAAGCCTGGTATCCGTGCGATTGCCAATCTCGGTACTGCTTGAAGCGGTCTATGTCTACGATCACCTTCGAGCCGACCTGCGCTTCGAGTAAAGGCAGCGCGTCATTCACCCAAGACCTGTCCGCGCCTGGTGTTACAAGCGGCCGGTATTGCACATAATCCGCGCCGATCTTATGCAGTGCAAGCGCGGTCATGTTTGGGATCTCCCGATAGTTTTCCGCGTCAACCATGTAACCGATGCCGACCGTGCAAGACCGCTTTGAACGTGCAAGAATGCCAGCTCCCGCAATAACACGCTGGAATTTATCCGCGCCCTTGTATTGCAGAAACCCTTCTTGCGTATTGCGGTCAAGTGATACGTACACCCACTTCATGCGTTCTGCCAGAACGTCAATCAGCGCATAAGTAAGGTTCGTTCCGTTGGTGTAGATGCCCTGATCCAGCTTACAAGCCTCAATAATCTGGATTATGGCAGGGTGCATGGTAGGTTCACCACCACCGCTCCACGTCACGCTTCTAACGCCCGTTTCTGCGAGCTGCGCGAGAATGTCAAGCGCAAGCCCTGTGTCCATCAGCTTGCCGTCATGCGTGTGCGCCATGTGGCAGCCCTTGCAAGCCAGGTTGCAGCGGTTGGAAAGGTCAACCTCAACATTCACCGGCGCGGGATGTAAACCAACTTTGATTTCAGCCAGCCTGTCAATGTGCTGCAATAGTTTGCCACTCGGATTGATAAAATTGCTCATTCCGGCTGTCCTCGCATAATCTTTTGTGCTCTGATTACCAACTTATCCCACCACTTGAAACGGTATCCTGCATCCCATAACGCGCGGATGAAGTAATAATCGCCGGCGTAGCACTCGCCCCAATCAGTTGCGTGTTTCTGCCAAATACCGCACTTCACCGCAAAGCAGGAAAGGTCAATTTGCCCAAGTTCCGGCGCGCCTTCCCATATGCTTGGCAACACGCCAACAATCTGATTCTTGAACACAATCACATCTGGACTGTCAGCCGCCTGTTCTTTCAGTCCTTTTACGAAGTCCGTGTCCGTAACCAGGTTATCGTCCGATAGCACGAACACATAATCGCCGCTTACTTCCTGCGCGTGGTTGCGAATGTCCCCGTACATGCCGTCAATGCCAATCCCGACTTCGTCACGAATCAGCACAACCTCATAATCGCGGTCACTCTGCGCTTTGATGGATGCAAGACAATCAGCCAGCATCTTCGGACGCTTGTAAGTTGGAACGTAGAAGGTTAGAAATGGCATTACTCACCCATCCATTCACGCGCCTGCTCTGCCCATTCCGCCATTTTCCCCAACACATCTTTGTACATTGTCGCGTGCTGAATGCGCGGGTGTGTTGGTTGCGGGGTGTCCCAAGTGTGAACATTCCATGCGTTATCAAGCTGAAAAGTGTGGTTGTAAAGCTCGGTAGGCTTTGCAAGGTAAACAGGCCGCCTGATGTCCAAATAGCCCATTTGGTCAATGATTGCGCTCTGCTCACGCCAACGGTCATTGAGGTATTTCGTCATATCCCATGCGCGCTCCAGGTACTCAACCATCGGCTTGCGCACATACCACATGCCGCAATTAGGTACTTCACCGTCACCGGTATGGTGGAATACCATCGCCTGCCAGTACTCCGCCGGAAAGGGCAGATCCTCTCGCCCGTCCACTATCACCAAGTCAGAATCAAGCCACAGCACATCATCGTATGTTTTCAGCAGGTCAATCATCAATGGCAACTTGTACCAAACAGGATGCCTCGCAACGCCGATTTTGTCAGCCTTGAAAAGGTCATACCCGTGCCGCTTTGCAAATGCTTTGAAAGTTGGCAGGCTGTAATCCAACTGTGCCTTACAAGTGCCCGTGCCATAAGTGACAATCGCTTTCACAGCTCGACCTTTTCCAACTCCGGCTTGTAATTGATCATTTCCTGCATCTCTTTGATGATGGGTTTCCAGTATTGCCGTGTCACGTCATCCGCATCGTAAGGCAGTGCCCCACGCCGCGCTTGGTTGCGTAAGGAATAATCGCCCTTTGCCGCGTAAGCCTGTTCCATCCGGTCGCTTATCGCGCCAGCCGTTGCCTGCCACTGAAACGCATCAAAGAAGTCGTGGTAGACCGGCATTGCTTCCGCCTTGTCCACCTTCCAGCCGGCAAAGCACAACTCGCTCATGGAAGTCCAATCGCCCACAATGACCGGTGTCCCGCAAGCCTGCGCTTCAAGTATCGGGATCCCAAAGCCCTCGCCCATTGCCACGTTTGTCAGCACATCCAGTCCGTTGTAAACGTCCACCATGTAAGCATCAGGAAAGCCCAAGCCATTCATGTATTGGTCGCAGATCAGCACGTCTTCACCGAGCTTCAAACCCATGCGGTTGATGAACTTGATGATGTTGACCCCATTCCCGCCGCGCGAGCCATCGTCCGTGTGTAAGTACAACATCGTGTCAGGATGGTTGGCGTGTAAAGCGGCAAAGGCTGCGATCTGCTCATGGAACGCCTTGCGTGATGGGTTGTCTTTGTTGGCCGCTACCATGCCGACGATGAACTTGTCCTGAGGCCACTTCAAGTGTTCGCGCGCTTCTTCGCGGTCAAGCGGCTTGAAGATGCTGGTATCCACACCGTGCGGCGCGTACCACACGTCCAGCCCAACCTGCTCCGCCATGCGCTTGCCGAACTTGCTCATCACAATCGGCTTTGCGGCTTGTTTTACTTTCGCCAGCACGTTTGCCGGCATCGGCTCATGGTCAATCGGAAACCAGGGGAACCAGGGCACGTCAATGTTCTGATTCTCAATCACCCACGCGTCCACCAAAGTCACAACCGCATCCGCCTGATCCCAAGTAGCATGCGCGCCGATCACGTCCTGCCCATAAGGGTGTTTGAAGTTCGGATACACCTTGATTCCGCCGATATTCAGCACGCCGCTCTGCACGCCGAAGAACGCCGTCACGCTTATGCCGCCGTCAAGCAACTTTGCCAGTCTTGGCACAAACAGCTTCGTTTGCACGCCGTAACCAGTAGTAGCTGCCGGTGAGTTGCTAAACCAATTAAGTCTCATATTGTCTCAAGCCTCCAGCTTGCGCTCCGATAGGGCAGGGAAGCGGTGGAGCGTGCCGTTTTCGGGGTATACGCCCTATCCCTGCCCATCAAGTTACTCGTTATTAGGCGGAAGTACCGATCATCTTCACGCCGTAGGTCGGGCGATAGACGCCGTAACCATATTCCATCGAGGCGTTCAATTCCCACGCGCCGGAGCCAGAGTAACTGGCATTCCATTGCGGGTTGATGGTGAACGACTGGCGCATATCCAGCGCGATTGCCGGCGAAGAGAACATACCAGCCACAGCAGCGGTGCCGCTTGCAATATTGGCGTCAACCAGGAAGTCCATGTTGCTGAACGAAGCCTGGTAGAATCCGCCGATCACTGACTCCTTCAAGTTCGGATTGTCAATGAAAGTTGGAACGCCGGAAGAGGCGGAAGTCAGGTAGTACCATTGCACGGGGTGCAAAACGACCGCGTAACGACCAAAAACCTTGTTAGTGCGCAGATACGCCTGAGCGCGCAAAACGTTCGCCCAAGTCAGGGTGCCGCCAGCAGTGCCGACAGTGCCGCCGGTGAAGCTGGTAAACAGACCAGCGAGATTGGTGTCAATATGCGCGGCTGCGGTCTCGCCCAAATAACGACCGGCTTCGGCTTGCGCGTTAGCAGGGTCGCTGTTGATTCGACGAGTTGTGAGCAAAATCTGCGAGCCATAAGTGGCCGGCGTGATAGTGCCAGATGCAGCTGCGTTAAAAGCCTGTTGGCTCATGTCGGTCGCTTCATCAACTGCGGCAAAAGTGCCTCCGCTGTATGTTCCGAACACACGCGGTGCTGATCCAGTCGAACTGAAATTGGTGACAAAGGGAGCAATTGCGTTCCCTTCTTGCGCAACCATGAGCGCAAGATCATATACATTTGCAACTAAGCCGGCGATGCCAGCATAAGTAGATTCGTTTGCCATTTATTACCTTCCTTCGGGTGGTTTTTCCATCCAATTCACTCCGCCTCCAGCCCAAATATTGGGCGGTGCGCCTTCCAATCGCTGTTTGCGTTGCGCCCACGTCTCGTTGGCGCCTGCCTTCTCACCTGGATTGGTCGCGCCCGTGTTCGGTGCGGCTTTTTGTTTGGGTTGCGCTTCAAGCAAGAGCTTCGCATCCGCTTCCAGTTCTTCCGGCGTCTCGCCTTTCAACCTGTCAGCATAGATCGCGGGCAATCCCACTTTCGCGGCAATGTCATGTTGCAGCCGATTAATTTCAAGCTGCCTGACTTTCGCTTCAAGTTCCTGAGCTCGTTTGTTGGCACGCTCAATCTCGGTCATCTCGGCCTCTTTGCGCTTTGCCTCTTCTTGCTCAAACTTTGCCAGTTTCTTGAAGTGACGATCAGCCTCATCCGCCTTGTTTTTCGCTCGGCGTTCTGCCTCGTCCAATCGCGCTTTCAACTCCTCAACCGTCTCGGTCTTGTCGATTACTTGCGTTTCTGCCTGTGCTTCTGTGCCTGTCTCAGGCGCTTTCAGTTCGTCAACCATCTCGGTTTCCTCCAATTAGTTCTGAATCAAATCTTGAAGCGGCGTGCGTGACAGCATCTCGCCGTACACATCGTCATGCCGCCGTGTTGCCATATCGGATAATTCAAACTTGCCGTCT